ACGTTATCGCGGTTGAACTCGTCAGGCAGTGCCCAGCCATCAACGATCTCCATCAGGTAATCAGCCTGTGGCTCGATAAGGGACTTTTTGCCTTCGGCGCCTTTGCGCAGCTTCTCATCCATGGCGTGCAGCTCTTCGAGCGTCTTATGGCGGAAGGTAAAGGTCAGCTTGCCGTCTTCAGCACCGGCGCGCGGAATGCTGGCAGTGGCGGGAAAGGTCGGGTTTGGGATCAGGGTGAACTGGGTCATTTCGGTTCCTTAGAAAAAAAGAAACCCGCCGGAGCGGGTTAAATAATCGAGCGAGGATTTATTTCTTAACGGTTGTGCAGCAGGCCGCCTGGCTTCATCGCATTGCGGATAGCATCGTTTACAACATCCTCAACAGCTTCACGCATTTCGTCTGAGAGACGAAGTTTGGTTGCATTTGCGCTGCTGGCGATGGCGATACCAGCTTTTTTGATCTCCCAGCCAGTGCTTACCTGCTGCTCAGGTAACGATGCTGTTTTTTGATTATCCATAGTTGTTTCCTTTTAGGTGCGAGCCTGTCGCATGGCACCGCCGCACGAAAGAAACGGCATTGCCCAGGCTCGCTACTGAAAGACTTTCGATTTAGTGCGCATGCGACGCGCATAAAAAAGCCCGGCGAGCCGGGCCAGAGTGGTTAGCTGACCGTGACGACACACGCGCCAGAGGTGATGGTCTTGCCCGCGGCGTCGGTGACTTCGCAGGTGTAAGAGCCAGCATCGCCGGATGCCACAGACGGGATGTTGAGCGTCGAGGCCGTTTTGCCCGGGATAGCAGTACCGCCTTTCTTCCACACGTACGTGTAAGGCGCGGAACCGCCCTGCATGACCACCGCCAGATCCAGTGCAGAACCAGAAGCGACCGATTTGGTTGCAGGCAGGTCAGTCAGGAAGGCCAGCGGCATAGCGGAGGAGTCGGCGATCGGGTAAATCTGCATATCAGATTCGAAGTTCATGCGCGCTTCGTTGCTTTCCACGGCGTTGATTTCGGTACGCGGCACACGCTGGAAGGATACCTTGGCGGAATAGTAACGATCCGCTTTGCCGCGCGGGTTGTGGAACCAGACCGCAGTGGTATCGCTGGAGTCATCCAGGTCAATCAGACGCCTGTAGATCGCCAGCATCGGGTCGTGAGCAAAGGTATAGACCTGAACCACGGCGTTTTTAAACGTCGGGATGGTGCGGGCCTTATCATCTTCCAGGAACTGGACACTGATGGTCTGCTGGTCGCCGCCTTCGGTAGAGAGCGTCATGACCTGAGGCATGGTGATCCACGAGTCGATTTTGCGCAGTGTGCCTGCGCCGGTGCCCGCCGGGAATTTCTTGGTATCGGTGGTATCAAACGCTTCCAGCACGATTTTGGTGCCGGTCACCGATTTAACGCGCAGCACCATGTTATCGAGTTTGAGCCAGCCAGAGCTTACCTGGACGACATCGCCCGCCAGAATACCGCCAGCCGAGGCAACGGTCAGTTCGCATTCCGTCGCGTTGGAGGCTGCTGTGAAGACAATCGGCGCAAGATAGGCCTTGGCCACGTTCACACGTGACCCGTTAGGGATTGCGAATGCCATTGCATTCTCCTGAATTGAGGAAATAAAAAACCCGCCGGTTGGCGGGTCAGTAATCAGCGCGGTACTGCATGCTGACAGGAGTGGTGTAAGTGATGGAGCCGCTACTGCCGTTTGGTGCTGATGTAGGGCGATCCTGTATCGGTGGACGGACCTGCGGTGGCCCGTTGATGTAAACCGTCAAATCCCCGTCCACCAGCGGCAGTCCTTCGGGGAAGGCATCTGCGACAGACGTTGCCAGCCCCCTGGCCTGCGTCACGCCGCTACCTGCTGGCGCAATGATGTTGAGCTGGAGAATGCCCTGGTACGTACGCAGCTGGCCTTCCAGATCCTGCCCTACGGTCTGCGCAGGCAGGATATAAACGCGCCCGTATGGCACATTATCCGGGGGAGTGAAGGCGATGTTCGGCCAGGCCACCGGCAGGCCAAGCGACGAGCAGATAACCGCAACACGGCTCTCCAGCAGGCCAGTGATACGCATTGACTGGTCACTGGCCATTGCGCACCTCGCTCATTGCCTCACGGAACATCTGCGCGGCGTCCAGCGCAGTAACTCGCACCATCCCGCCCGGAGCCTGAGTGGAATGGCCTTCCTCCAGTGCTCGGGCGTAAGGCATGTTGTTGGTGAAGTAAATCGAGCTGACCTGGCCCACCCTGAACACCTCAAGCACCGCCATGCCACGGGAGTTTGAACCCTGGCCGGAGGCATCCGGTGTATCGTTGGACTGAGTAGGCTGGCTGTCGAAACCCACATACCAGTTGTTTTTGAAGCGCCCGCCGACATAGCCCTCAGGCTTTTTGATGTCCATCGAGTCGTTGACCGCCCGCCCGCGCTTAAGGCGTCCTGACTTGGTCAAATTGGCCGGGTCATTACGCAGCGCGGCATTATAGTCTCGCACCGCAGTGTTGTACGCCGTCGCGGTCTGGTTGACCTGCCAGATATCCGGCTGGCCCACCGGGGACATCTCAACCAGTTGAGCGAGGATTTTAATGCCCGTCCGGCGCACCACCTCGTCCATCTCCTCCTTCGAGCTGTCGATGTACAACTGAATTGCAGCCAGGAACGGCTGATTAGCAGAGCTGGCCATGATTATGCCCTCAACTGGATGTTGTAGGAGATCAGCACATCGGCAGGCTTAACCGGGTTTGGCTGCACCACGCGCCATTTCCTGCCGTCAATTTCGATAAGGTCATCCCTGAGGATTTCTGTTTCAAACGTGGCCGCCAGTTTTTTATCGCCGGTGGCGATCAGAGAACCATCAATTTCGCGGGCGGAATACTCAGTAATAACACCCGTAACTGTGGCGGTTACTGTAGGCGTGGTGATCTCTTTGCCGAACTGATCGCGGGTAGTGCCGCCACCGCGGGTAAGCGGATAAGCCTTCCCGTTCTCGGTCAGCAGTCGCGTTGCGGTGTTTCGCATGCGGCGGTAGTCGACTGGCATATCACCCCCTTTCGATGCGGATCTGATTGCCGCCCACCACCAGCCCGCGCAGCGAGGAATAAAACCAGGGGAATGACGGTGCCGCCTTATTCGTGCCTGGTTCGTACTGGACCGTGACTGCGCCCTCTACGCGCTCCATCGTCACCGCACCACCACCAGCAACCGAAGGCGTGAGATCAATCTCCTGCGATTCGAGAGCCAGGCGGCACTGAGCATCAACCAGGCGCTGTGGGATGGTATCATCTGGCAGGTCAACGCCATCGAAGCGCACGCCCGAGCGCGGCCACGATAGCGGCTGTGAAGCACTGGAGCGCTGGCCGCGCCATGTCTTGCCTTCGAGATAGTCCATTGCCTGCATCAGCATCTGGCTACATTCGCCATCATCCGCAGGAACGGCATATCCGCGTCCCGCCGCGAACGTACGCAGGTCAATAACGCTGGCGTAGCTGTTGAAAACAGGCGAATGGGGATCGGCAACCAGCATGGTTATTCCTCCAGACGCCAGTCCAGCGCCAGCCAGTTATCCACCTCGTCAGGGTGAACCTCAGCGCTCAATGGGCCACCGGGAAATTCTGGGGTATCACGCACCATCACCACCAGATCAATGCTGGCCTGGTCCTGCTGGTCCTGCTGGTCCTGCTGGTCCTGCTGGCCCTGCTGGTCCTGCTGGTCCTGCTGGTCCTGCTGGTCCTGCTGGTCCTGCTGGTCCTGCTGGTCCTGCTGGTCCTGCTGGGCAGGAGTTTGTTCAGCGCCATTCTGCGCGGCAAGCTTTTCAGCCTCACGCTGTGCGCGCTGCTCTTTGGTCAATCCGGCCATCGGGCCTCCTGAATAACAAAGGGGCCGAAGCCCCAGCGGTTAGCCCATGATGATACAGGCGTGACGTGGCTTAACAGCAGCAACACCCCAGGACAGGCCAACTTCATAGCGCACCTGACGGTACTGACGATACAGCGCAACCTGGAAAGTGATGCCAGATACCGGATCGGTCACGTTCATGACATCATCTGCGGTATCGCCACCTTCAGGCATCGCCGGGGTGCGACTCGCAAGCAAGAATGCATTACGGGCAAAGGCCATGTTAGGCGCAAACTCACTCAGCACAGTAACGGCCGCCTGGTCTGCCAAATCCTGACGAAGGCCCGGCGCACCAATGGTGATGCTGGAAGATGTCGCTGCGACCACCATGTACTGGTTGTCGTCGCCGTCGAACTTCACTGCGGTGCCAACTGCAATACCTCCCGTGCCAGCAGAGATAGCAACAATGATGTCGCCAGCCTTCTTCGCACCATTAACCTTGTAGCCAGCAGCTGTACTCTTCGCGGTGCGGCCGATGCTGAAGGACTCATGGAGATTGAACCCCATGATTTTGCCGATAATGCCCTCACGCAGCATCCGGTCAGTTCCTGCCTCATTCGTTTTAAACAGCACCGACTGCTTACCGCGGATGGACGCCATGGCTTCGCCGCCTAGCACCATGCGCAGATCAGTAGTTGGCGCACCATTGTCGGTCAGGATCTGACGAGCCAGCGCTGCATCGGACAGATCGTCTTTGATGCTAAATGGGGTATCCTTAGGCGCGCCAACCGCACGGGAGGAGTTAAAGAACAGTGCAGCCAGGTCAGCATCCACTTCGTTGGCCAGCGCGCGGAATGCCTCCTGAAATTGGTCTGCCAGAATGGTGTTGTAGGTGCCAGCAGGTCCGAGCGCCAGTTGCTCTTCACCATTCCACTTGACTGGGGCCATCTTCGATTTGGTGATGGTTACATCAACCCCATCAACCACCTGATCGCCAGTGTTTGGTGCGGACGCTCCAGGGGTGATGTCTTCAGTTTTAGCCGCTGCCGCAACTGGGGCGCGCACAATCTGCCCTTTGGCTGCGGCATCTGCTTTTGCATTTCGAGCAACAGCTGGAATAAAACCAGTTTGCTCGCGGGAAACTACGTTTAGTGCGGTATAGATGGTCGGGATCAGACCAGTGAGGGTATTGCCTGCCATTTATGGCTCCTTTCTATTTAATCAACGATGCTGACGCCGTCGCTTAGCGCAGCCTGCTTGCCTGCACCATCAAGAGCATCGAACGCATCGCGTTTCATTGTTTTCTGCCCGGCCTGATGCTGCGACTGGTGAGAACCACCGCCGCTGTTGCCGGACGCTTTGAGGATGTAGTCTTTCTGCGGATGCAACTCGACCAGGGATTCCAACGCTTCATCGAAGTCAGCCAGTTCGCCGGGCTTGGTGCGGGAGAACACCTTGTTGCCCTGCCCGTCGTAGGCCACGACCTTGCCGTCTTCGATTTTGAAGTTCTGGCCGAAGTGGGAACGCACGAACTCAGCCGGGATCGCCATCTTCTCGGAGATAAACTTCGAACCACCGAAGCGGCCGCCGATCATCTCGTCGTAGAGCTGGGTTTCCAGTTGCTTAGTCTTGCCGTTCGCTTCGTCCAGCTGCTGCTGGTATACCTTGGTGATCTCGGCCTTCACCTGGTCAACGGCGCCAGCGTCGATCAGCTTCTTCTGGTCGATTTTGGTCATCATTTCCAGGGCCTCGAGCGCCTTGGTCGGATCGGAGATGCCAGCGAATTTCGCGAGGCTGGCTTCCGCCGCCGCCTTCGCTTCGCGGTGGGTTTTGGCCTCACCGTTCAGGGAAGTGATTTTAGTCATCGCTGCGGCTGCATCGAACGGGAACTCCTTGCCGTCATCATGGACGTACACAGGCATACCGTTTTCAACAACCACATTTCCGTTAGCATCGAGTTTGAGTTTCATTGTTTTGCTCCAGCCTTCCGGCTATTTGTAGTGGGTCATCCGACCCGGTCACCGCGTCGCATCCGCTCGGCGGCAGGCATAAAAAAAGCTGCCCGGAGGCAGCCTTGATGTTGATTAGGCTTGAGTTATTCAAACGCCGACGCATCCACGCGGCGCAGTTCGTCCAGGGTGAGGAACTCCCCGGCATCGTTGAACATCTCTGGTACTGTGATTTTGCCGTCGTGCAGCATCTGTGCCCGGGTTACACCCAGCACCTGCTCCTGTCGCGCATATGGCTGCCGGGCGATCCAGTCGGCATAGCTGGTATGCGCTGGCACCTGCCCGTCCATTGAGGCGCGTGTGGCGCTGCTCAGCTCATCACGGGGAATCTTTAGTTCTTCCCACGACTTCGTGATCAGGATTTCACCGGAGCGGCAGCAGAAGTGAATTTTGCCGGGGCCGCGCAGATACGGCACCACATGCCCCAGCGGCTTGCCGTCGAGGGTGTAGAGCTTGCGGTCGCGGATGATGCACCACTGGCTGGTATGCGTATCCAGCGTGGATGACCACTGCTTGGCCTTGACGATATCGCTGTTGGCCCGGGCGAACTCCTGCCGCGCCGTGGCAGCCATATGATTCACCGCAGTGCGGGTCACCACCGCCAGGTCGCGCCGGGATGCGTTGATTACTCCATCTTCACGGTTAAGTTTTGGCGTGCCGGCAACGCGCCGGACAATCTGTTCTACCGTCTCGCCCTGGAGGAAGCCGGATCGCACAGCATTTGTGATTTTCTCCAGCCGGTCGGCTTCAAGCTTCTGGCCCCACTCCTTCAGCAATCTCCCCTGGAACGGCTGCGCTGCTGCTGCGGCGTAGACCTGCTCGGGTGCAATGCTCTGCAGCGGAACGTGTTTCAGGATCTGCTGAGGGATGATGCTGCTGAAAAGGTCCAGTTGATACCCGGCCTCGTATTCAACGTAGCGCGTCAGTTCGCGTGCCAGCGCCGCGTTAACCGGTTCGTAGGCCTGCTGATTCAGTTCACGCACACCAGTCAGCAGCGATGCCAGGCGACGGGCGCTGTAGGTATCCGCTCGTTTGCCGTCCAGAAGCACCAACAGTTTCGCGGCCAGTTCGGCATCCAGTTTATTCAGCAGCGCCACCATGCGCCGGGCGACGCCAGTGCCGTAGCGCGTCACATACAGACCATGCGCTATCGTCTCATCCTGCAGGCGGTCGTTGACGGAACGGGCCATGTCACACCTCTTCTGCTGGCGGTTCGGTCAGCGAGGCCGATTCAGCCAGCAGCTCGCTCAGCACCTTCTCCGGGTCGGCATCAGCGTCGATCAGGTTGAGCTTCTGCAGGGCTTTAATGGCATCGATACGACGGAGGTCACCACCCTGGCGCAGCGACTGGATGGCCAGCGCAGCAGGCGGGTTGAACTCATTCGACTCGACGTCCAGCTCAGTACGGACATCAACGTTGCCGCCCTCTTTCTCACCGATGTACTCGGCCATGATTTGCAGGATGTTGTCGATCGCATCCTCCAGGCTGGTCGCCATGGTGTAGAGCGGGGACTGCTCCTGCATTTTTTCTTCAGAGGTCTGGTCTACTGACTTCGTCGAGGTATTGTCGGTGCGCAGCAGCTTCGCGCCAGCCTGGCGCATCTGCTCCACCAGCTCAGCCAGCGACTCTTTGCCAGCACCGATGGATGAGCCAGTATGCTCGACGTACTCGAGGCCCTGCTTTTGCCGATCATCGAATGAGGTCGCAGAGGAGGAACCAATCACCAGCTCTTCACCCTGCGCCAGCCCGAACACGGTGAGGATCGGTACCCGGGCGACGTGCAGGATGTTGTCCTGCTCGCTCTGACTCTGCCAGTGCTTGACGTTCAGCAGCGCCATGTTGAGCAGCGGCGGTGAACCGCACATAAAGCCGGTGCGTTTGGTGTAGAGCGTGACCAGGGTGATATCTCGACGAGAGGTTGCCCACTCTTCGTGCTTTTGCCAGGTTGATTCACCCTGACCACCAGCAGTCTTTCGATAGATTTCGACCTTGCCCGGCGTCAGGAGGCGGATCTGTTCGACTTTCGTCTGCCCGAAGTCGTCACCGTCTTCGATCACCACCTCTTTGATGCGCAACGACGTGAGCACGACCTTGCCGCCAGTCATCTTCGACTTCCAGCCGATCACCTGGCGGGGATTCAGCATGGTGACGTACGGGCGCGCGCCGGTGGCCTTCTCATCGGCTTTGGTCTTAACCTGTTCGGGGTCAACGCGGGGATAGTCCACCAGCGCATGGGAGAGGCCATACTGCATCGCCAGGCTGAAGAACGACTGTGCCCATACATCCAGGCGGGTGCCTTCAAGGTCCACGTCTTTCGCGAACTCACGCAGCTGGTCCGGCACGTTTTCGCCCAACTGGATTGGCTCAGCGAATACACGCCCGACGTTCTGGTTGATCGTCTCTTCGTAGGCAGGGAGAAGCGTGGCCACTGCCAGGCGCTTTTTGTAATCCTCTTTGTCTTCCTTCGGCCAGCGTGGCAGATATGTCTCACCCAGCTGGCGCATATAAAGCGTACCGCCCATCAGGGCGTCGTTAATGTCCCACGCCTGCACCATGTTCCCATAGTCCAGATTGGGTGTTGAAATATCAGGCATGGAGTTAAATCCGTAGGTTGGTGACTTTTCCGGTTGGTTTGATGATCGGGAATTGCTTCACGATGTAATAACCACCAGCATCGTTGGGGTGATCGTTGTCGGCTGTTTTGTCCGGCTCGCCGTTCGCCGCCCATACTTGCTGTTCCAGGCTGTCGGTGTATACCGGGCAGCGGGTCACGTTGACTTTATAGCGGCGATCGCCGTTGCCGTTGCAGAACATGGCGTTCATGGAGTTAATGCGATCTTTTACCGGCGGGTTGGCGGCGTTCACCACCACGCTGAACCCGGCCTGTTTGAGCTGCGCGATATCCGTGGCGCTGGCGTTGTTCGATTTGCGCGAATCGCCGGAAGCATCGGGATAGATGTAAATCTGACGAGAGGCGACGTAACGTCCGCCCTCATAGCGCCAGAACTCCTCCTGGATGCGCTTAATCATCGCTGGCGTGTCATAAACCTTCACCAGCTCCCGGACAGCCCTCGGTTCTCCGTCGCGCAGCACATGGACGATGGCTGCCATCTTGCCAACGTTAAAGTCCATGCCGATATACAGCGGCTCACCTGCCTGCTCCTCATCGGTGCAGTTATTCAGTCTACGATCGAACTGGTGATAGATGGTGCCACTGGTCAGGTTGGTGAATTTCCCACGCAAATACGCCTTAATCAGTTCTGGCGGATAGGAGTCCATCAGCGAAGGGATGTAATCGTGGGGAAGGTTCGCTTCATTATCGAACGTTGAGGCCTGTATCAGGCCATACAGCGTCGCCAGTTCAGGCTTATCGCGCACAGCTTTAACAAACTGCTGGTAGACGAACTTAAAGCCCTCTGGCGTGGTGGTCACATCGATGCCGTTACGCAGGCCGTCAACCTTGTAGCGCATACGAGCAATGATTTTCCGCCATGCCTGCTGCGCTTTTGCGGCAGCCATAACGTCCAGTTCATCAACCATTGCGTTGCCGATTTTGAAGCCGACAATAGAGCCTGGCTTCTCCATCGAACGGCAGATAGTCGTTCCGCGGTACTGACGCCCGGCGTAGAAGTGAACCTCTTTGTTCCCCTCGTTGATTTTGACGTTCATGCCCCAGTCGAAAGCCACCTCTTCCACTGTCGGGTAGAAGATGTCACGGATCTGCGGATAGGTCGGCGCGAAGTAGCCCTGGTTGATTTTGGGGAACTCCCACATCCCCTTGCAGATGCCGCCGCAGCCGACCCACGTCTTACCGGAGCCGAACCCGGCAACATAGGCCTTAAACTTATGCGGCATTGCGAGGAAGCGCGCCTGGGGAACGTTAAGCGTCGGCGCTATCATCACGAACCCTCGCGTCTACCACGTTAATGTTGATTGCAACTGGTGCAGGAACATCATCATCAGGATCGGCTGCCAGCTCTTTGCGAAGTTTTTCCACCTCCAGCTGCCGACGCTCGATTTCAATCTGTTGCAGACGCTGCGCAAACTCGCTATCCGCCAGGCCGAGCCGCTTCATCACGGCTTCATACATGCGCTCGCGGCTAATGGCTGTAATCTCAACGCCATTCTTACCCAGCTTGACGCCGGAATAAGCCAGGGCAGCATCAGGAGGAAGTTTGCGGGTATCCGCGAAGTATGGCTGCCCTATTCCATCGCCATTGCAGCGTGGGCAATCAGGGTTAGGCTCCCGGTTGTGGTCGTAGCCATAACCGCCCGGGTCCTCAGGAGGTTTAATGCCCTCCTTGCCTTCAACCTTTGCCAGCGCCTCGTCGAACTCGACTGTATCGCGCCACTGGTAGTGATGACCGAAGCCCCAGCAATAACGGCAGGCGCCGCGACGATACTGTGAAAGCAGGTTTGCATCGAAGGTGGCGAGCTGCCACATCTGGGAGAGAACTTCATCGGCACTGCCAAGCGTGCGCTCAATGGACGCTTTTTGCTGGCGCTCGATCGCCTGCGCAACTGAAGTTTTCTTAAGTAGCTGATGGCCTATCTGGTCTGCGGTCTTTGTACTGTACCCCGCCCGGATAGCTGCCTGTGTGGCATTGCGATCCTTAAGGTATTCTGCGACGAAAAGTCTTTGCTGGGCAGTCAGGCCATCATCATCCACTAACTCATCAGCGCATTTTTCCTTTTGCGCAGTGCGCACTTTCCTCTGCGCAGTATTTTGCAGATTTTGCGCAGTAGGCTTTTTGATGTATCGGCGTGCGGTAGCGTAGTTTAGTCCCTGCGCTTCACACCAGTCCTTCGGTGAGACGCCTGTTGCGGTATGGTCGGACAGGAACCGTTGCTGAAGCACGCCCCAGTCCGGTTTTGCCATGGTCATATTCCTTTTGTTATAGCCATTAAAAAAGCCACCCTGAGGTGGCCTTTGTGATGGCAATAAAAGGGCCGCCTTAGCAACCCCTTCTTTGAAGATATGATTATAGAAGTTTAATTTTTACGTCATAACCTTCCAGACCTGTCATCGCTTCACGAGCAACAAACTGAATGTCAGAGACTTCTTTTCCTGTTTTTTTTCTTAACTCTGAAATTTTTTTTGTGATCAAAGCGGAAATTTCTTCCTCGGCCTTTTGTGTCAGAACATCAACTTTCATTTGGGCCTCTTCTGGTTTATTCATATTCCTATTCTCCAGCAAGGTGATAGTTGTTGAAATACTATCCTCTACTATAAGTGTTTATAAATTATAGACTAATAATGTTCTTGTCGCTGCATACACCTACCAAACCCTTGCTTTCCTCGCTGGATGGAAACCCTGATAGGTTGGTCTGTGAAAAAAAAGCCCCTGCATCACTGCAAGGGCTTTGGGCATATGGTGCCGGGTGCCTCCCGGAGAGTCGTTGGGATAACCACCCGTGACTCGCTGCTTCAGTCGTTCACGATGAGCGCCAGTGTAGAAGAGCCATCGGTTAATTAGCCCCTCCGCTTAGGGGGATTCACCAAAGTTTGTTTCCAGCATGGACATGAAAAAGCGCTCAATCATCGAAATGCCAGTAGCTATGCCCGGGCGTTGATGGCGCTCCATTCACAGATACTTTTTCACTGCGTTTGAAACTTCCTCCTGAGTAAGTTCTCGGTCAGAAGCAACACAAATCTCGACATGATCCCCTGTCAGTGAATGAATTCCGGTAAGCATTATTTTTAGGGAGACTTCATCACCGTTTGGGTAGCTTCGAACAATTGATGTTACAGGCTTAAGTACATTTGCGACCTCGACCTGCTGCGAATTGAAGAAAACCAGTACTTTTTTCATGAATTTGCCTTAATCCCGTCTTGCGTCTGTTTAAGGCAGATATCGCTTTGACTTCAGATAACCGCAAATGTTTAGGATAGGCCACTCTATTGTGTGGCCTCTGTAAGTATTGCATGCCATTCACTTCGCCATGCTCCGGGGCCACTGGATAGAGTCATAACTAAACGGCACCCAATACACCTGCAAGATTGATAATCTATACAGGATGGATTGAGTCTATATGTTAAAAAAAAATCGACACATCTAAAAAAGATTTAGTTATGTTTGTATCGTTCTATAAAATATATGAGCGCACTAAAGCTGGAATCAAAGTGTAATCCACTACTTATAACGAAACTTCAGAGATACCATTTCAAAGCTCATAGCCGGTGAGCTTTGAAATGGCTAATGGTTATCCTTGTCGGAGGATTCATCGTCAGGCGCACTCGCAAATGCGCCATTATATAGTTATTGAACATCAGTGCCTTTTGCGTTTAGCTTTAACCTCTTCTACTGCTTTTTTAACGATGCCACATATTTCTTCAGCGCCATCAGGGCAGTAATGGTTGTACTTCCCGCCCTCATTCATTACCCGCCGTACATCATTCACGACTCCATCCAGGCTCAGGCCTGCATCCTCATTAAGGGACAGGACTACCAGTAACGTCTGTTGAAGAAGCTTTTCTTTATCGTTTAGCAAAATTCCACCCCGTTCAAAGTTGTCAGACTTTAAATGTAGACTGAATTACCTTAGACATTGCTCTCTGACGTACTGCTGCAGCCCGGCTAGTTGCTTTGTGGCGGTTTCGATCCGCTCTCTGAGGGTGAAATAATCCCGTTCAGCGGAGTCAGTAAGTCGGGGGCTGCTGCCATCATCCATGCTGGTGGTGCTGGGCGCTCCGTTCGCGGGGCACTTGGCGTTGATGCGCAACCCACATTTGCCAGTGCTAACGCAACGCTGCAGATCATCCAGCTGCTTTTTCGCATCTGCGAGTTCTCCTGTGTACTTGGCATCGAGTGCGGCAACATCTCGCTGACGTGTTTGCATGTCGGTGATTGTGGTATTCGCCAGAACAAGACTCTGCTCAGCAGCATCAGCGCGCAACCGTTCCGTCTGATACTTATCGTGATAGTGGCTTGCAGACCAGATGATGCCGCCCAGCACGCTCACCGCGAGCGCGAAAATAATTATCCGGTAGTGGATCTTCATGACTTACCCCACATGCAGACTTCACGCTCAATCTCCCGCCGGGTGATGAGGCCCTTCCACTGCTTACCACCGGCGTACGTCCAGCGCTGCAGCTCTTTGCACGCGCCCGGAACATCGCCAGCATTCAGTTTTTTCAGCAGCGTGGAGTGACTAAACGCGCCAGCGCCCACGTTGTAGGTAAACGAGTAAAGCGCTGCCCGGGTAGGCTCAGGGATGCGGACCTTGATTAGCGGGTCAATAGCCTTTGCCACCTTAACCAGATCGGACTGCAGCAGGGCATCGCACTCTTTGTCGGTGTAACGGTGACCGCGGCGAACGTCTGCGCCGGTATGTCCATCACATACAGTCCAGACTCCAACGACATCCTGATATGCGTAATACCGCCGCCCTTCCAGCCCGTCAGCATTACCCAGCATGACAGCGGCAATGGTTATTGCGCCCGATCCGCCCAGGATGGCCTTCACGAGCTTACTTTTCAGCGTCGGGCCCATTCTGGCTCCTGTCGCGGCGATTGCTTTCGCGGATTTTGAAGTACAAATTTGTCAGGTACGTAAGAACAGCTACAACTATGCCCACCAGCACGCCGATGGCGTTCCACTGCTCAGGGCTGTATGCGTTAAGAATGCCGTTCAACACACTCCCCGCAGAGGCGCCGTAAGCTGCGCCGGTGGTTAATTTATCCATGCGTAACATCTCTCACCTCCGATGGGTCCGGGGTGCTGTGCGGTGTAAAAGGTTCAGGCTCTCCGGATGAATTAACGGCAGTCCTTGATGGGGTTTCCGGGAGCCTGAAATAAAAAAGGCCCGCTTTTCAGCAGGCCTAACTGAGTTGGAAATCTAAGAAGGTAGTCGTGTAACCTTACCATTATCCGTGCAACAGCTGTGTCGAGCAGCGCCACTGACCGATCAGGAAGTCCGGCGAAAGGTTCTGGCCTGGCTCACAATTTGAAGATAGCAGCAGTTTCGAAGCGGGAATAAAAAAAGCCTGTCCGGAAGAACAGGCTCAAAAAGCACTTACCAGGTTACATACAGGTGCCGGGTGCCTCCCGGTGACTCGTTACCAGTTATACGAGCCACAAGCACATATACATTAACTGGATTGCCCCACCGCACAGGGGGATTCACCAGATATAAGCCTATACCCTATATTGAAACGCAACGGTGTTTATTTCAAAAATGTGGCGGCGTTAATGGTCCTGATAAAATCTCAGCCTCGCCGTCATCGCAAATATCATCGCCTTGTGTGAGGTGCCAGATACCAGTAATGATTCTTCCTGTTTCAAGGTCTTCAGTTTCGCCGTCAGTGTAATAAGCAACCTGAACTCTGCCGCCGTACTGTATCCAGTAGAATCCTTCTTCCATAATGATTGTCCTCTGCAAGCTCTGATAGAACTCATAAGGATGACATTATCTGATATGTAAAACGGAATCCAGGCTTGCTGTGCGCTACATAACCTACATCAGAGCCGGACGAAGAAGTGCATGAATGGGTGTGATGCCGGGTGCCTCCCGGTGACTCTGCGCCAGACCACAGAACCGCGCTACTCACCTGCCTGTCTAGACGCCCCACCGCATAGGGGGATTCATCACAGGCACAGCCTAGTCGTCTTCCTGCCATAAAGCTATTTTTATCTGTATATTTATTCAGTATGAACAACAGAGCATCAGTGCCCTGCTGGCTAAAGTCATGTAAAACATAAAGCTGCCAATAGGCAGCCTGGATTACGTAACAAACACCTTAGCCGCTGAGCTAATTTATTTGCAGGGAAATTTCGACCGTAAAGCTTCAGGGATTACTTTGGTGAATGGTTCGTTAACAGCGCTGGGCGTTGCGATAATGTATTCACTAACCTTTTGCTCAACATGTGCAAGAGAACCGTTCGGGCAATAATCAACTTTTCCACGTCCTGCCTGAAAATCCGCATAATCCTTATCAAGATAAGCAAGGATATAGCCCTTTAAAGTTGCAGCACGAGTTTCTGCATGAGGTTCTTTACTGTGTCCCAGCACAGCTTCTGCTGAAGAGACTTTCTCCGGGTTATACTCTCCCCCTAATACTGATTGCATCTGATTTTGTGCAGCACCAGCAGTCCCTGCAAATACAAGAGCAAGTAAAGAAATTGTCAAAATATTACGGCACATAAAACCAGCCTCGTCGATGAGTATGCTGTAGATCTTATCACCCTCAAAATGACCACACAAACACTGCTGCAATTGACGATATTTTAGGTTAACTTTTCAGCCCCATCGAGAATTTTACCCTGAACCTCAGAGTTAGTAGTCCGTATTTTCTCCAGTTGAGCTAGTGGCAAAAAAAGACCAGCGCTGAGTCGCTGGTCAGGGGTCATGCAGTTGTCTCTGCGTATGGGTGTTTCCCCACCCGAGTGTTGTAATCGTATCGAGAGCATTATCAAATGCCACCTTAAAATTAGCATCCAAAGGCCAATCCAGACAAAATGGCAAGAGCTTTATGCTTCAATTTTGTGACGAATGAAATACTGGCGGGTGTTCTACGCAAACAAAAAGCCCCACGGTGTTAACCGCAGGGCTTGAAACGAAGGCAATAACCCATCGTTGGGATGAAATTAACACAGATTCGGGAAAAGTAAATAGCTCACGGTTGAAACGTAAGCTATTTCCGTGAGCGTTATCGTGTTATTTGCTTAAGCTGCGCTTCTGCCCAGGCTTCTTCGATATCAAATTTCGTGATCAGCTGGTCGTAAAACGGCTTAACCGACTTCTTCCACGTATCCAAGCTGATTGCATCAGTGATCTGGCAAACAGCTGCATAGGCCTCAGTCGAAGGGATACGCTCATACCCGCGCCCGCTGCAGCGCTTGCAGGTACTGAATACCGGTACACCCTGCATCTTCGTTTCCTTCTGGTTTACGGCTTTACCGCGCCCCCGGCAATCACTACATGCGCAGCTGACAACCTTCTTCCCTTTGCAGGCCGAGCACAGCACCCGTACCACTTCTTTCACCTGGCGCTTAACCTCGAAATCACTCGGCGACTGTTTAAGGTCTTTGGCCCATTGAGGGAGCCTCATAGTGTAGTGCGATTTCATGGTGAACACGTCAGCCTCGATAAATCCCTGCCCCGCGCAGCAATCGCACTGCTTCACGCTGGCGGCGCTGCGCGAATAGTCCTCAAACGCAAACGTGGCCAGCTGATGCATTACCAGCGGCTTCACCCCGTTGCCCAGCTTGCGCAGCGCGGCAACCTTATCGCATTTTGTCAGCGCGTATTCGGCCAGAAGCGCAATCGCCCTCTCCCGGTCGTTATGGCTGATCCCCATCTTACCGAGGAAAGCGCTGTACCCCATGACCGCGCGTTCCTGCGTCATGCCCATGGCTGCCATGATGTCCGTACCGGTCAGGGAATCTGATGCGGTGGCGCGCGGGGAGTCGCTGATCATCGTGGACTTTGCGAAGTGGTATTTCACTGTGTTTTCGAGGTTCATGCTGCGGCTCCTGCCATCAGGTAAATGCGGATAAAGTTACGAAGGATGCGATAGTCCACCAGCACCGTTCCCGGGCGGCGATAAATGCGGAGGCGCAGCCAGCGCATGCGAAGCGATTCGATCAGTTCTGGTTTCATGCTGCTACCTGTTTTTTCAGCGTGCGTAAGTCTGCGAGGGCGGTGAGCCTAATTTCTTCCAACTCTTCAACCGTCCAGCGATGCGGGATGTTGTTGCTCTCCAGTGCCAGAACTATCTCCTCTCCATAGCGTTCCACAAGAGCGGCTCGATAGGCTTCAATGTTCCCTGATTTGTAGACGTTGCAAACGTCACACTGAAGATGGATGTTGATACGAGTAAAACGTAAATGCCCGGCTGCAGCAGTTGTCCGGTAATGGCCGGCATGCCAGGCAAATGCTGTTTTTGTTCCGCATGATATGCACCCATTACCTTCTGCCAGTTCGGTTTCCCTGCAAATGTCGTTAACGGCGCGCTGCGTCAGATCCACCCAGTGCTTAAGAGGCTTTACCGCGGCTTTCCTCTTGCGCCAGGCAGCGTTTTCTTTTTTCTCGATGGCGCGCTGTTGGGCCGACTCTTTACGTTGAGACGACTCACGGGCTTTTTTGGTCTGTTCTTTTCCGACGGCAGCGGCGCATTCGTAGCTGTATACAACCTGGCCGTCGCGAGCCGGGTGGAACCACTCGCGGCAGACCTGGTTTGCGCACTTACGGCGGGGTTTCTTAGCCATGATCACCCCCAGACCTTTTGGCGAAAGGTCCGCGGTGTGCGCTCTTGCCGCCGGGCTTCAGGTAGCTGGACGCTGACGGTCCAGGTGACGTAATCGGGGTTCAGGCTGCGCTCGACCTTCACGCCGCGCGCACGGTATGTTGCCATTAGCTCTTCGGCCTGCGCCGTTGTGCATTCGGTATGTTGGAACCATGAGGATTTCATTGCCTTACCCCGCAAAGCTCATCAGCTGCGCGGCGGCGTTATCAGCCTCGCTACGGCTCTTGAACGATTTGGACAGAATCCAGCGCCACAGGACATCGAGTGCAGCCCTGTAGAGCTGCTGAAACTCGGTATCGTCCATGTTGGCGAAGGCTATGCTGCGTGGATGCTTGCGAAGGGTGCCATCAGGCAGCTGGATAGCGTCGTAATGCCCGGATTCGATGGTTACCCAGGCGCGATACGCGTCGAAGGACTTGCATGCGCTGATGCTGCCAGTGCGCTTGTCGGCGATGCGTTCTAGATACTGTTCAGCAGCATCCAGCAGCGCGCCTTCGTTCCCGCCGTATGAAGCGAGGTATCTCGCATAGCCGGTCACCAGCTTGCGTTCGTTGGATGAGATGGCACCGCCAGTTGGCTCCCAGTATTCGAAGCCGAGATTCAACAGAGCGAAGAAGCGGCGGTGGAAAGCTGGGTTACGGACCTGTTTGAAGTCGGCCACCAGCACGGCGCCGAGCTTGATTTTTGATTGCAGTAATTCGCTGGTCTCCGGCGTAGCGGGGATCAGGATTCCTGAGGATTGCTTGATGAGTTGTAACTGCGCCATGGTTTTCTCCGTGGCGCATCAGGTCAACGGGTGTTCAGTCCGTTGATATCATAATATCAGAGGGTTGAACGAGGTGGTAGCCGAGGCGGCGAAGAAAACGGGTTCCAGACGACAGATTGAAGATTCCCTCATCCTCCAGCAGCGGGCGGCAGGACACCATCCCATTCCTAGTGTATACGAGGCATCGGCTCTCAAACGGCATAGAGCCAATAAGCTTGCCGTCTGAACGTCTGATAATGTCGTACCAGTCATCCTGCTCCTGCTTTTCTTTCACATCAACCTCCTCACTTTGCTATCCACAAATACGCTCTCCCGGCGGGGAGAACTCCACTCCACAGAGCCAAAATAACAAATGGCGCAAAATTCCTAATAGGTTCGCCGGAAGAAAAATTCATTTTTTTCTGTAGCACTTAAACCATACAACAAAACACTGTATGCATAAACAGTGATTATGCATTTGGCTTAAGTATGCACAAGAAGTGCATGTCTGCGAAAGTCCATTCATCTGATTGATTTGAATAAATTTTTACGCCAAAAACCTGTAAAAACTGATTTTTATTTTTAACACTTTAAGCGGGAAAAATACTGGGGATTAATATCTGATTAAAAAATGTTCGAGCCGCGCGAGCAGAGGTCTGCTCTGTGATCGAGGGATATTACCGAAGTGACACATCTTGTCAGGTTGGTAATTTGTTGCCGCGCTGTGTCTATTATCTAATCGATTTCATAGATCAATATCACTGCATCGATCGGTAATGTCGATCAGGTGAAGAAATGCCGCGGTAAAGCGGCATTCAGGGGATAAATCAGGCGGCCTGCTCCCGCTGTTCGCACAGCTTCGGCAGGTTTGCCTTCATCATCGCCTCACCTAACGATGGTACCCATACAACTACACTTATACTAAGCACATGTTAATCAAGACTTATGGCTGGGATTAATGGCAAGCATAGTGCCCACTAAAAAAGGGGGATTGAAAGAAGCAGTTACTTTTGTAAAAGTAAAAGTCGCGCCCAAGGAAGGCCAACAAAACGGTAGCTTAAACACCACATGGAACTAAATAAAAACTATAAAAATATGAAGTAGACGGTTTTATTGTTGTTTTATTCCCTTTAAAAGAGGTTTCTATGGCTACCTGCCCAAAATGTAACAGAACTATTACCAATTACCATTGCCCTGACTGCGAAGAAAAAGAGAAATCCAAGATTAGGTTTGATTTTGAACCAAACCCTACGACATACAGACACCCATCACCACCGAGTAATCCGTATCAATACAACCATGGCGGCGGGGGTGGATATGGTGGGAAGAAGTTGCCAGCCACCACTGGCGAAATAGTTTTCAATGTGATTGCTGCCATTGTCATTATTAGTATTTGCCTTTTTGTTGCTTATCAAGTGATGATTTCGGCTTAAAACACGCATCGCTTTTCATATAACGCCGGGTATTAGCCCGGCGTTTTCATTCTCGCCTTAAACCATTAAGCAGCCATCTCTGTTGCTTCGCACAACTCCGGCAGGTTTGCCTTTACCAGCGCTTCCAAACGGCGGCGGGACGGCATTGTGGCTTATGGATGTATTTCAGAACGAAAAAAAACCTCCCTGTTGGGGAGGCTTTTAATTACTGCGAGGTGCGCCATGCTTGAATTGCTTGAATAAAACCTTCATTAAGTTCATCAAGGCAATGGTTACGCCTCCTAGTGTACTTATAGCTATGTCACTCAGCTCAATCTTCCCTATTCCAAGCATAACGAATATGAAAAAGGTGATTAAAATGCAGAAACAAAGAATATAAGTCACTAATTTAAAAGTATTAACCATGCCTAGAAGTCCCCTCCCAGGCGCGAGGTACGTCCGGGTGTTCAGGCCGGACGCACAATGATTATACCACTAGTTTTGATAAATGATTATCAGGAATCACTTCACCTCCACGCACTTGATGTTGTTGATACGAGGTGACGTCTCATTCCAGGAGCGCTCCTGCTCCGCAATGGCGAGCGATTTTATGGCTGCCTGGCACTGAGCCATATTCTCCATTGGCTCGACCTGCATGCTCATGCTCTGGCTGACTAACACCATAATCAGGAAGACGTAGCTCATTCAGCCTCCTGCTGCGGTGCTGCTGCAATCATCGCAGCCCAGCACAGCTTGGCCCGGTGCGCCGCCTGCTCGCAGCCACTCATAGTCTGGTACTTATCCCAATCGGCCGGCTGGAACAGCGGATGCGGTACGGACTCAAATCCGTGGATGACCATGTCTTCTGTCGGCTCAACAGGCACCAGTGCATAACCATCCGGGATTACCGCAGAGTTGCCATCGGCACCCTGAAGCATGGCACCACGGCAGGCATTCCAGGCATCAGCGGCAGCGTGCCTCTGATCTTCGTCCCACTGGTAAGCCACTCCGTGGGGCGGACGGATGCTGGCCAGAATTTCGATGCTTCCCGGCGTGGCCTCTTCTGGCACTACTGGCACTGGCGGGGCGATAATTTGAAACTCAGCATTAAGCGGCTGGGCTTTCAAAACAAAATCAACCTGGTCACGGCGAATGGTTTGCCACTCCGTTACCTGTCCGTTGTATGCGTTCCTGATGCGGTATTGATAGACCGGTTCAGTCGGGGCCATCAGCGCTGCCAGTGCGATTTCAAACAGCGCCGAACATTGGTTTACGTGGGCGCGGCCTTCGCCTGTTATCTTTGTGTTGCGGCAGAATGCAATCTGCTCTCGTGCCTTTGCACTTAACTGCTCTTTGGCGAATTTGGTCATGGGTTAGTCCTCTCCACAATCACACCGCCATCGCAATATGGGCAGTTACCGCCCTGCTGACCGTGTTCGTCGATTACCTTTCCGTAAGCGCAGCGGTGGCAACGTAGTTTTTTTGACTTATCGGTAGCCCTGATAATGTCACGCCCATACCCCATAGCTACGCGCTCCAGATACCCGCGTGCTATCAGGCCTTCAGCCATAGTTCCCACCTTAACGGGCAGAAGCGTGTCACCATCCCAGAGTGCAGTTTTTCGGTGTGGCGATATTTCAATTGCCCAGTAGTGGACGATGGCTGGCTTTAAAAATTCACGTTCACGTTTGTTAAGAGCCATATCACCCCTCCACGTTGATGCGGATGCCAGCTGCGATAGCGTTGCGTTTAACTTTCCCAAGCGCCTCGTTGAAGCCCTTAACACGGCCCCGCATCCAGCACTCGCCATTACCGCCATGCTCGCCATATTCATTTTCATGATCGAAGTCGATTTCGTCAGGGATAGTCAGGCTCCGCGCCTCAAGTTCCACAGCCAGCGCATCCCGATGCTTCGTCATCTCGCGCAGTGCCAGGGTGGTGCAGTCCAACCGCTCGGCCAGACGGGAAACAATCTTCGCCATATCGATAATCGGCGTGTCGCTACTCATCGTCTTCGCAAACTGATGACCAACGGCCACCAGCTCTTTGTTGCTCAGTGAATCACTCATGTGATGCTCCTCGGTGCGTGTAACGTTCCATGTCAAAGTCGATAACTGCCCGCAGGTCGCGGAAAACGCCGCAGCGCCCGTGGCGGATAAGTTCCCCCTGCTCTACGGCAGCCCGGATGTATTTCTCGGCGGTGGTGCGATGCAGGCCGAACATGGCGGCGACCTCGTTTGTCGTTGCGCGGCCATGTTTTTTCACAAGCTCGATAATCCAGGCAATGAACAGGGTGCGCTCGCTATGAGTTTTTGGTCTTGGCATACTCACCCCCTTCTCACTTCACAGTCCGCAGGTGTGACACTTTCCCGCGGTAGCTTGCCCAGTCGAAATTGACCCAGATGCCGCTGTCCATCCGCAGGCGGTCTACGACGCGCGCGCCGAGTGTGGCCACCAGCTCGTCGTAATTCAGGTTGCTCAGGATGCCGACTGGCCGCATCGAGGAGAGCCGACGGTCAATCACCTGGTTGATGATCACCTTCTCACCGCTGGAGCCGCGCTGGATGCCAACTTCGTCCAGCACCAGGAGATCGACGTTACACAGGTCGTTAAGCAGCGCTGATTCAGACTGTCCGCCGTCGTAGCACTCACGAACACGGAGCATCAGGTCAGGGATGGTCACCACCAGAACGGAGTGCCCGGCTGCCAGCAGGTGGTTGCCGATCGCCGCTGCCAGGTGATTCTTGCCGGTACCCGGTGCGCCGCTGAAAACGAAGCTTGCGAATCCGCCGCCGCCAAAGTTTTGCGCGTAGCTCTTCGCCATGCTGTAGGCCTGACGCTGTTCCGGGCCTGACACCTCGTAGTTGGCGAACGAGCAGCTGCGGTGCAGAGCCTGTATTCCGGCACGACCAAAAATCTTCTCAGACCGGGCGCGCTGGTTTTGCTTCTCGATTAGCTGGCAGTGTTTACGGCCCTCTTCCTGCTGCCATGCCTGCCATTCTGCAACGCTGTTGAATTTCGGCTGCACGCTGGCTGGGATAAACTTCCGAAGGCGCTCAAGCGCACTGCCGGTGCCGATTGCGTTTTTCATGGTTACCCCCTGAAGCCCGTTGGAATTTTTCTGTCTGGCTGGGAAATGTGATTCACATCCCGGGCCGCCTTACGGCTGCTCAGGCCGAATTTTGGTTTGAACAGACCCTGGTATCCGTTTGCGATGCTGGTGTTAATCACGGCTACCGGATCGTGACCTTCGTCCAGGCACTCTTTCAGCAGGCGGAAAGCCTTGGTGACAGTCAGTTCAGTTTTGATGGCTTTGCCAGACTGCTGACGGTAAGCGACCCACTCATTCCAGGACGACACATCCAGCCATTCAGGAACCGGGATACTCAGCGGATCAAACTTCACCTTCCCCCTTGGGGGATTAGAGGGGGTTAGATCTGTATTTATATTTGTCTTTGGAAGAATGTCTTTGGTGTTCCCTGTTTTCGGGGATACCTTTCCCTGTTTTCGGGGATAACCATCCCCGTTTTCAGGGATGGTTTGAGGGGTATTTTTGCCATCCCCGTTTTCAGGGATAGCTGTCCCTGTTTTCAGGGATAACCACCCCTGTTTCTGGGGACTGTAGGCACTGACTTCAGGGACCGAGATAACCCATGTGACAGCTTCAGCAGTAGGGAAAGTCACTGGGCATCTTGTACAATTTGGCTTGGTGTAAGCCCATTTATCCAGGTTGGTATTAATCCCTATGTATCTGGTTTGCCCAATACGGCGCAGGATGATGATGTTCCGATAGGCGAGACTCAGCACGGCCTCAGAAACGTGCTTCACCTTCAGCGTCGTTTTATCGGCAATGAGGCTGTTAGCGATCCGGTCTGATTTTTTGGACCAGCCATAGGTCAGCCGAACGATGGCATTCAGTACCCGGAACTCGCGCCCGGATAGTTCAACGATACACAGGGCATCCTGGATCTGATTGGCTAAACGAAGATAGCCATTTTCCAGCTCAGCCATGCGGCTCTCCTGTTGTTCCTGCTTTGGAACGGGGAATTTGAATATCTCAGCGGTATTTGACATAATCACTCCCGTTACTTGACGTGACATAGTGTTTGGAAAGCCTTTGGAGTTGCCGCTTCAAGGGCTTTCGCCTTTTTAGAACCTTTCATAGCGCACCACCCAACATCGTCGTCACCATCGCCATAATTGGCGCGACTGAATCCGGTCCATCCAGTAGATACTTTGCAACGATGCTTTCGCTGATTTCTTTCCAACGTTCCTGTTGGGGGGCCTTGAGAACGACTGCCTGAATGGACTCGGCATCCTCTTTCACCGACTTGGCGATGCGAAGCGCGAAGTTATCGTGCTTAACAACCCGATCCCGGTACGCCAGCGGCAAAACCGAAATGATTACCGGCTCCAGCCGCTCGACGTTCGCCCGGTAGACTTGAGATTTCTCCTTGTTATCCAGCCAACGAAACAGCTTCACATTCCACACATCGGCGTTGCAGCTGGTGTCGATCCCTACCAGCCCCGCATCTTCGACCGCCTCTTTGATTGCCAGGGCGACAGCCACACGCCCCTCTGCTGCCGCCCAGGCGCGAACGGCAGAACAGATGGCCCGGTGATCAATCTTTTGGTTATCCATTTCTTCCTGTTGAAACTGGAATGTCAGGCGCTCTGCTGCCGCTCTGTTATTCTGTTGAAAAGAAAGTGTTTGCATGGTTCATGCTCCTACTTTGGTAAACCGTCAGTGGGATTTGGGTAGAGATCAGGGCGCAGTTCGTGGGGGGTTACGCCTGTCATTTTGAAAATTGGGAAGATGTAGCTTGGCGGGACGATCCCGTGGTCACGATTCTTCCAATGGCTTACAGACATACTTGTTACACCAAGCGCGATGCTGAGCTTTCTGGCTGAGCCAGCAGCTTTGATTGCTTTATCGAGTGCGGACATGTGCTTCTCCTGCTTATTGATAGCGGAAGTAAACCACAGATTTACATTTCATGCAAACCTTGGATTTATTGTGTGTATAAACCAAATATTTACAATGACCCTATGAGAAAAGAAGAACCCAACCTCGTTCTGGTAGAACGCCTTACTGAGATCACTGATCGCGGCGTTACCAAAGCAGACATGGCACGAATAGCTGGAGTCACACCTCAGGCCGTAAACGGCTGGTTCAAAAAAGGCGTGATTAGTAAGAAATCGGCACTGGCCATAGCCGACGCTGTTGGCATTTCTGTCGCCTGGCTACTCGGTGAGGACGTTGGCGAAAAAGACGGCCTCAAGCCGGACGAACAGCGGTTGCTTGAGCTCTATCGCCAGCTGCCGGAAGAAGAGAAACAGAACATGCTCCGCATCTTCGCGATACGCCTGAGGGAGTTAGATGAGCTGTATGAGAGGTACATGAAGGGGCGGATCCGTTCGCAGGGAGAATGAAGCGAACAATAAGGGGAGGCAATAGCTACTGTTGTGCACTTACAATCGATAAGGAGCATAGCCAGTGCTAGAACTGACATTGCACAGCCTGCTTGATGTCATCCAATATTTTGATATTTAAGTATTTTTTAAAAAAAAGATATGTTTCACACACTGTTATTTAAAATCACTCAATGACTTCCCTTTTTGGGAATTGTGCATATAATGATATCTAAAGGACATTTAGTTAATGGCAATGCGCTTAATTGGCACTAAGCTAATTGACGACTACTATCGTAAACACGCGCAAGCTAAAGGGCCTTTAGAGGCTTGGGTTGCGGAAGTGAAAAGCGCTAGTTGGAAACATTTGAATGATCTTAAAGGACGTTTCCCAAGTGCTGATTATTACGATGGATATGTCATATTCAATATAGGCGGCAACAATCACCGCTTAGTGGCACAAGTAGAGTTTAAGATGGGTGTCTTAGTGGTGAGATGGATCGGGACCCACGCAGAGTATGACAAAAAGAACTCCAAAGGAGGCTTCAAGCTATGAGAAAACACTTCAGTATAATAAAAAATGATGAACAGTATGAAGAGTATATGGCTGATTTATTGAAGCTAATGGAGGAACCTTTTACTGAAGGTTCGCCAGAAAGGGACGATTTCGAATTACTTTCTTTACTCATTGAAAATTATGAGTCTAAACACCACGCCATCAATAAGCCAGATCCGATTGAAGCAATTAAATTTAGAATGGATCAATATGGTTTATCACGAAGAGACATGACAAAATACATGGGTTCTTTATCAAAGGTGTCTGAGGTTTTAAATTATAAAAAACCATTAAGCTTAACGATGATAAAAAGCCTACACTTTGGCCTTGGTATTCCAGCTGAAATATTATTGCAAGATTCTAGTAATGTTGAATGGTCCCCAGTGGCAATCAGTTCTGAATCAGTTGCAATTGGAATTGGCGATCTATGTAGAAAAATTGCCTCTTATTCTGGTCTGACTCCAGCTTTTGAATCTGAGGAAGTGGGTTTATCTTCTCCTCAGATAATCAAATTCGCCACCGAGAATAATGCTCGTGACAATAAAAGAGTAAACATATCATCGTTAGATTTCAACGATATATCTTTTAATATGCAAGACAACGACTTTATGTGTGCTTAATATGAAAATTCATTTACTTAAAAATAAAATCAGATCTCTTTCATTAACTCCAGAAACCACGCCAGTTAAAGGCAAAAAAAAGAGTGTTGAAACAGTTGATGCAAAGATAGAGCTTAATAACGAAGTTTATCTGAATAAAAAAAACAAAAATCTTTTCCGAGTTAAATACAAATTGAATGTTTCTATCCCTCACAGTGTTATTATCGACATGGAATATGATTTTGACTTTAAGGCTGAGGAGGAAGTGGATCAAGAAATTGCACAGTCTATGACAATAAGATCCGCTGTACCTAATTTAGTTTATCCCTATATAAAAGTTTACGTTGAGCAGATAATGACAATGTCAGGATATGGGCAAATTCCATTACCTTTCGTGGATTTCAATGAGCATCCCCTACCTTCAAATACTAAAGAAAATTGATTCATCCCGGCCCCCGCGCCGGTTTTTTATACCCTCACCCACCAGCTCCGCTCCCAAACTAACGCCCCGAACTCCCCGATCCCGACCTTAGCGTCGGGATTTTTTTGCCTGCGATTCGGCAGAAGCATCACAAAATCCAGCCATATAAACCTCAGATTTACAATTTACATTAACCATTGATTGACACAGATATAAACCAGTGATTTAATCTAACTCATCAAGACGCACCACGATACCATCCAGGCATGGAGCCCACGAAGTAGCCGCCGACGGCATACGAATAGTCGGATGAGGTGGAGTGATTAACGCGCATCAGGTTAAAGAAATGTTCCGCCAGCCTGGCGACAAGGGCAAAGAGGGTTACATGACAGACGCACTGACACTGGCAACTAAATACGCAGGATTTGCACACATCGAAACTGAGCTTCTCTCTGGGTTGGAAAACCTCGAATTGGCACGGGTCGCTGTAATTTCTGCAGCCGAACACATGAAGAGCCCGGAGCAAGAGGCTGTTATGGAAGCTTTATCACTTGTGAAGCGTTTTATGCATCAACAGCGTGATGCTTCTCGCAGCGAGATTCAGAAAATCCGCGGTGTCCTTTCTGGCGATTTGGAGTCCTACGATGACTGATTTCGCACGTAAACCAGTACGGCAGCAGGCCGTGAAACTGAACTGGGTTGAGGTGATAGTTCGCCGTATTTGTTATCTGCTGGCGCAGAAGGGGAACCCAGATGTGTAACTCAACGAAATGCGCATACTGCAGCAACTCAATCGATCAAGGGAAAGAAGTTAAAAACGTATTGATCTTCATCCGCGGCGCCCAGCTGGCGCGCGAACAACGTAATTACTGTTCTACACGTTGCGCTTCGTACGACCAGATGGCCCACGAAGCCTAACGTAAAACCCGCGCAAGGCGGGGTCTACGTCCGGTGCCACCGACCAAAGTTTCACCGGAATTTATACCAAAACCAAAAACACACCCAATGGGCGCTATCTCTGGCCCGGGGATCTTACATCCAAAAATGAGGATCTGACATGGAATTTTTCCATCTGCTCAAGGCCAGTCAGAAGTCTGGTAAGAAAGATGCGGTGATTTGGTTCACTGCGAAAAGTGCAGCGCGCGCCGCCCTGACGCTCGATGTCGCGCTGGAAGACGCCGACATCGAAACTGGGCGCGGTAAGGACTACGCCAAGCCTGTACGCACCGATATGCCGGTGTTCAATGACCTGCCCGAAGAAAGCACCATCGATTACACCTGGTGCGAGCGCTACACCCTGGCCGACGACCAGCGCACCTGGAACGTGATCCCGGGTGCCGCATCTCAGAGCGAAACCATCATCGCCCCGGACAGCGCCACCAGCGATGAAAATCAGCCTGCCGCAGCGGTAACCGCCACTGATACCGCAGATGTGGGCAGCACCTCCCAGCTTGAAAATCGCAGCCCGGCTGTCCGCTTCGCCGTTCATCTGTTGGGTGACAAATACCTTTCGGAAATCAGCCAGGAGCAGCACATCGTCGCCAACGAACTGGCGACCGATGAGGGAAATGTTTACTTCCAGTGTCTCCTGAAGGCCAAAAATGACGTTGCTGATATTAGCGATCTCAGCCTGCATGCTGAGTGGAAGCTGGTGCAGGCCGTCAAAGAAGTTTTTCCGCAGGACAAAGAACACGACCCTGAACTGGTGGCCGCCTTCATGTCGGGCTGGATTAAGGCAGAAGCTGGAGAACGCAATCAGCTGGTTGAAGACTGGAAGAGTGGAAAGCTCCCGGCCAGGGATGAGCCTTACTGGTATGAGAACGGCCTGCGGGTACTCAAAAACGGCGATGAGTTTACTCGTTACGCAGTATGCAAACTACCGTTCCGTCAGCAACTGCTGGCTCAACTGACGGTGGATGAACTGCGCCATCATGTCACCCGTAGCGAACATGCGGAACTGCATGCGCTGGAGAGTGATACCGACAATAGCTATATCCAGACCCTTTTGCTTGCTGCTGAAAGCTGCCCAGAGTTGAAGGATTTCGATACCAAGGCCCTGTGGAGCTATACCGACGCGATCCGAAAAGTATTCAGCATGGATAAACGCCATGAACTGGCTCTGGTCCTCCGCTTCACCAGAATCTGGGTGTCTACTGAGGCCAGTGACCACGAAATCCTGACCAGTGAATGGGCTCCCCGCAGCCGCATTGATGGTGTTGGTGTTCCACAAGACCAGAAATCCGAAGAGCCACAACCTGCCGAACCCTATAAGCGCGCGGTGCCGCAGAACATGGCGAACCTGAGCATCGAGATCGCAATTGCACAGCTGTACCCGGATGCCGTACCCGGGAAAATTAACCGTGCTCAGCTCATCGCGGCTAAAGAGCTGGCTGACAAAAAAGATGAGGCCCACGCCAAAGCACTCAAGGTTCTTGGCAAAACCACGGACATTCTCGACTACGACGCCAACAGCATTTTCGGCGTGACCCGCGCCATTTCATGGACTAGCGAGGATAGCACCACGGAACTGCGTAGCCAGGTGCGCGAGTGGTTCACTGCGAACGGCATTTATGAAAATGGCGCGCGTTCAAAAGGCTACCCCGAATGGGATGAAGATTCCCGTGCGGGCCGTCAGGTAGTGGAGAGAGCGCCAGCAGCCACTAATCAGCCGCAGGTCGCGAACCTCGGCGGCGGCGTGTTCTCTATCGAGGGCCTGATGGGTACAAATAATGACCCGGTCATCAATACCCCCTCAAACGCAGTCGAAAAAACGGAAACAGTAACGGAGACCACCAGCGATGTGCAGATGGAAGAGACTCACCCGCAGGAAGGAGAAGCTGGTAACGCGTTACCACCAGGCGAAAGCGCTGATGCAGCTGATCCGCAAACAGATGCCCTGAACCCGGCAGAAGTTCTGGCCGCCGCCGTGCCAGAGCTGCCGAACGCCACGCAGCCGGAAGTTACCACCGAAGCGCCGGAGGAAACCGCCAGCGCACCGGAATACCCGGCGTACTTCGAACCGGGCCGCTATGAAGGTCTGCCGAATAACGTCTACCACGCAGCGAACGGGATCAGCAGCACCCAGGTGAAAGATGCCCGAGTCAGCCTGATGTACTTCAACGCGCGCCACGTCGCCAAGACCATCCCGCGCGAAGGCTCCAAAGTGCTGGATATGGGCAACCTGGTGCATGCGCTGGCGCTGCAGCCGGAAAACCTCGATGAGGAGTTCAGCGTGGAGCCGGTGATCCCGGAAGGGGCGTTTACCACCGCGGCGACCCTGCGCACATTTATCGATGCGCATAACGCCAGCCTGCCAGCGCAGCTGAGCGCTGACGATATCAAAGCGCTGCTGGAAGAGCACAACGCCACCCTGCCCGCACAGGTGCCGATGGGTGCATCAGTTGATGAAACCTACGCAGCCTATGAGCAGTTGCCAGAGGTTTATCAGCGAATTGAGAACGGCACGAAACATACCGCCACGGCCATGAAAGCTTGCATCAAAGAGTACAACGCCACACTGCCCGCGCCGGTGAAAACCAGCGGTAGCCGTGATGCGCTCTTCGAGCAGCTGGCGATCATCAACCCTGACCTGGTGGCACAGGAAGCGCAGAAACCGGCACCGCTGAAAGTGTCCGGCACGAAAGCGGAAATGATCCAGGCGGTGAAGTCCGTTAAGCCGGATGCGGTATTCGCTGACGAACTGCTCGATGCGTGGCGCGAGAACCCGGGCGACAAGATTCTTGTCACCCAACAGCAGATGCAAACGGCGCTGGCCATTCAGAAAGCACTGTACGAGCACCCGGCTGCCGGAAAGCTGCTGCTGCACCCTGATCGCGCTGTTGAGACGAGCTATTTCGGTATTGATGAGGAGACCGGGCTGGAAATCCGCGTGCGCCCGGATCTGGAAATCGACATCGACGCCGTTCGCATCGGTGCCGACCTGAAAACCATCAGCATGTGGAACGTGAAACAGTCCGGCCTGCGCGCCCGCCTGCACCGGGAAATCATCGACCGCGATTATCACCTCAGCGCGGCCATGTATATGAGCACTGCGGCGCTGGACCAGTTCTTCTGGATTTTCGTTAACAAAGACGAGGGTTATCACTGGATCGCCATCGTTGAGGCCAGCGAAGAACTGATTGAGCTTGGCATGCTCGAGTATCGCCAGACGATGAACCGCATCGCCAACGCTTTCGACACTGGCGTGTGGCCAGCGCCGATCACCGAAGACTACACCGACGAACTGAACGACTTCGACATGCGCCGCCTTGAAGCGCTGCGTACTCAGGCATAAGGGGAATGATGATGGAAAACATGAATATCGTAACCACAGAGCAGCAGGCTCCAAACACTATCTCTGCAACTAACTCCATTTTTAACGTGCAGGCGCTGGGGCAACTCCAGGCGTTCGCCGGTTTAATGGCGCAATCTGCCGTCACCGTTCCTGAGCATCTTCGCGGCAATCCAGCCGACTGCATGGCGATCGTTATGCAGGCAATGCAGTGGGGCATGAACCCTTATGCAGTGGCGCAGAAAACGCACCTGGTGAATGGCGTGCTGGGTTACGAAGCGCAGTTGGTAAACGCGGTGATCTCCAGCTCCAACGCTATCGTTGGCCGTTTTCACTATGAGTACGAGGGTGACTGGTCGAAATGCTCAAGCAGCCGCGAGGAGATCGTTAAGAAGCCAGCGAAAGGCGGCGGTACGTACGTCAAGAAAGAAATGGTGCGCGGCTGGACCAGTGCTGACGAACAGGGCCTGTCGGTTCGTGTGGGTGCCGTCATTCGCGGCGAAAGCGAGATCACCTGGGGCGAACCAGTGTTCCTCTCCAGTGTGATTACGCGTAACTCTCCACTGTGGATTTCGAACCCTAAACAGCAGATCGCATATCTGGCCCTCAAGTATTGGGCGCGCCTGTACTGCCCTGCAGTCGTTCTGGGTGTATATACCCCAGATGAAGTCGAGCAGCGCACCGAGAAGGAAATTAACCCAGCACCGCAACGCGTTAGCCTAGCTGACATCCCCGGTGACACTGTAACAACCACCCACAGCGCGCAGGAATCGGCAACCAACATTGATGCTCTGGCCGATGATTTCCGGGATCGTATTGAAGCGGCGCAGGACGTAGATAACGCCAAAGCAGTTCGGGCCGATATCGAAACTGCCAAGAACACGCTGGGTTCGGCCCTGTACACCGAGCTGAAAAACAAGGCCGTGAAGCGTTATCACCTGGTGGATGCACGCAACAAGGTTGAGGCGGCGATCAACTCCCTGCCGCAGCCCGGCGAACCGGATGGTGCCGAGCGCTTCGAGGAAGCTGAACGAGTGCTGGCGTCGGCAAAACGTCATCTGGGCGACGAGCTGCACGATAAGTTCAGCATCACCTTGGCAGATATGAAACCGGAATACGTGGCCTAAGGGAGGCGGGAGGGTTCGCCCTCCCGGTAACGAGATGTTTAAAGAAGAATCTGTTATGCACCCGGCGATCCGTTACCACGGCGGTAAATTCCGCCTGGCTTCCTGGATTATCCCTCAGATGCCTGTGCACGTTTGCTACGTGGAACCTTTCGGCGGCGCAGCTGGTGTGCTGCTGCAAAAGCCTCGCAGCTACGCAGAAGTTTATAACGACCTGGATGGTGAGGTGGTGAACCTGTTCCGCGTGCTGCGCGACGCCGAAATGAACCAGCGGCTGCAGGATGCATGCATGCTCACGCCATATTCACGTGATGAATTCTGCGCAGCTCGCGAATCCACCGACGAGCCGGTTGAGAGAGCCAGACGCATGGTTGTGCGCGCTAGCATGGGCTTTGGATCAGCCGCAGGAATTGGCGGTAATTCTGGCTTTCGTAGCGACAGCAAGAGGAAATATGCGACGGCTGCGCATCTGTGGGAGCGTTATCCAGCGAATCTGGCCGCAGTTTGCCAGCGTTTGCAGGGTGTCATCATTGAGAACAAAGATGCGCTGGCGGTAATGCGTGCTCATGATGCCGAGACAACACTGCATTACATCGACCCGCCCTATGTACCGGAAACACGTGTGCAGGGTAACCGTTATTACAGCCACGAAATGACTGTAGAGGGGCATGAGCAATTGCTTGCAGTAGCCAGAACGATGAACGGAATGGTGATGATCAGCGGCTACGACACTGAAATGTACAACGACATGCTCGCCGGTTGGCAGAAAAGGGAAAAGTCTTCCCGCATTAGCGCCGGTAGAGGTACCAAGGTCCGCACTGAATGCATGTGGCTCAACCCAGCATCACAACAGGCGGAGCGTGCAGCATGAAACTGATTAACCGCAGCACACAGTCACCGCTGGCGCGTCAGGCCTGCGACATTGCCCTGGCGGCCCATCAGGAGCGCTATGGCAACTACGGGCGCAGCCGGATGAAAGAGACTTACACGGTGAGAGTTGAAGGGGTAAAGGTCTGGGTTGAGGTGGTGAACCGGAAAGCGAGCTACGTGGCCACAGCGATGACCGGCATGCGCCGCCTGCGATCATTACCCGGGCAGATCGCCTGATATTGAAATATCAATGTTTAACAACCGGCATCTTTATAATGATGTCGGTTACCTGAGGTGAAAGATGGCACAGGTGATTTTTAACGAAGAGTGGGTGGTCGAAGCGAAGCTGTGTGAGAGAACGGGACTCTCAAAGCGGCAGGTAACCTGCTACCGCGCTCATCGCTGGATCGAAGGTATTCATTTTAAGCGTGTAACCCAGACTGAAGGAGATAACAACTCTCCGCGGGCGACGCTTTGGTACAACTTCCCAAAGATAAACAGTTTCGTTCAGGAGCAGTGACGTGGCGCCAACGGGTGTTGAAATTCACAATGGCAAGATTCGGATATGGTTCATTTACCGAGGGGTTCGTTGCCGGGAAACGCTTAAAGGCTGGCTGGTGACGAACGCCAACCTCAAAAAAGCAGGCCAGCTCAGAGCGAAGATCACCAGTGATATCCAGATGGGGATATTCGATTATGGCCTGCAGTTTCCTGGCTCTAAGGCAGCAAAAAAATTCTCAACTACGTTGAGGATTAGTACCTTCCAGGAACTTTGTGATGAATACAGCGGAACCAAAGAGCTGGAAATGTCCTACGCATCAGCGCGGAACATGCATTCCATCATCAAGATTCTGCTGCGGATCGTTGGTAGCGAAACCCTCATCACCGATATTCAACAGATCGACATTCTGAGATACCGGAAGGAGCTATTGCTGGGGGAAGTTCGGAATGATGTTGTGCCACATCTGAATAAAACGGGCCGTGCACCGGCTACGGTAAACGAGCAGATCCGCACACTTTGCGCCATGCTGAAATTTGCCAAACGTAGCCACATTATTACCAACAGCCCTTTTGAAGATATTCCTTCTTTGAAACGGCCGCGGAAAGCACCGGATCCATTCACGATGGAAGAATACGAGCGATTCATTTCGGTGTTACCGGCTTCAGTTGTTAACTTATGGAAACTGGCCTTTTACGCTGGTCTTCGTCATGGGGAACTGTGCGCACTTGGATGGGATGATGTTGATCTGGTCAATGGAAAAATTCACGTCAGTCGGAATCTGAACAACTACGATCAGTTCGGGCCGCCTAAAACGTCCGCCGGAGAACGCACGATTACATTGCTGGAGCCAGCCCTCGAAGCGTTAAGAGATCAGTTCCATCTGACCGGTGCAGACCAGACGACAGAAATCATATTTAACCATCGTGCGTATGCGAGCACTGATCAGCAGCACGTAAGGTTTGTGTTTCGTCCCGTAATTAAATTTGCCGTTCCGAATCCCTATTATTCAAAAAACGCGCTGGGCTATAGCTGGAAGCAGGGACTAAAAAAAGCGGGAATACGCAGCCGTGTGCCTTATCAGTCTCGCCATACTTACGCGTGCTGGTTGTTGTCTGCAGGAGCGATCCCCTCTTTCATCGCCAGCCAGATGGGGCATACTGATGCCAGTATGGTGTATAAGGTTTACTCTAAATGGATGTGTGATAAAGACCGGGATCAGGTGGAGTTTTTAAACAGCAAATTAGGTTAATTGCCCCCTATATGCCCCTTTCATTCTGCAAATGCATGAATTCCTCAGCATTTTTAATAGGTTAATTAACTGTAGTATAATGGCCCGCACTTCTACTAATAAAGAGTGCGACCATGATTGATACCACCCTCCCGTTAACTGACGTTCA